TGTTGATAACACTACTTACGATGAAGTTATCAGCATGACAGATTATAAAAAAGTAGTTGATATGCGAGTAGAGCAGAGAAACACAGTAACAGGCGTATTGCCAAATGCGAGAGTAGTTAGAGAGCGTCACGTACCAAGCGAAAAGAAACAATCACCTAGAGTTTATGTAGGCTGCTCATTTAATCAGGTTGGGTGGTAAATATGCTTAAACGCACATTAATTCTGCCATACCCAGACCCATCACTTAACCCAAATCGCAAGAACGGAAAGCATTGGTCAGTCACTAAAAAGGCTAAAGATGAAGCATTCGAGGTTGCGTATTACATGACCAAAGTAGTGTATGCCAGCGTAGAGCAGATACCACATGAGCCAATACCGTTACACATAACTTTCGTGCGTAAAGATAAGCGTTGTGTTGATCTCGATAACTTGCTGGCAAGTGTAAAAAACTCGCTGGATGGCATAGCACAGGCAATGAAGATAGACGACAAGCTATTTGACCCGATAACGATTACACGAGGTCATGATAAAGAGAAGTCATTCACCAAGGTAGAGATTGGATAAATTATGAAAATATTTGCATTAACCTTGTTTCACAGACGCCATTCCAATCACAAGCCATCAAAGAGCATAACCATAGCTGCGTGGCATTGGAAATGGTCATTGACTTGGAGTTGGTTAATTACTTGGAATCCTGTTTATATCAAACATGGAAAGCCTTGGTATTTTATTAGATATAACGGATATAGAAGTAGGGGATTATATTTTGCTTGTGGTTTGAAAATTCCAGTGTTTGGACATTTTGCATTTAAAAATCAACCAACAATGAGTAAGTAACTATGCTTAAAGCTCAATCTTACGAATGCAGACACGAAACGCCAGCAAACGAGGAAGAATTGCTTAGAAAGGCCGCAAAGGTATGGAATGTTACAAGGCGCAAAGGTTTGGTTGATATATACGACATTACAGATAACGACTTCAAGCAGAAAGTTATCAATTACTGCGACAATAAATATGGGAAGGTTAAATAATGGATTTTGACACTTTAGAAGTCACCAAAGAGCGTTTAGAGAACTGGAAGCGCGCATTTATGAATCATCCTCACTATCGTGTAACAGCATCGCTTGAAGGCCGCTATAAATGCCCACAGTGTTGGGAAGAAAAACAAGTACACGCTGCCATAGACACCATAGACGCACTAGCCGTTGAGCGCGTAGTTATCAGGTTGCCTGAGGTCAACAAGGCCATACTGAAATACAACTACTTTACGCCATACATAGCATTGCAGGGATGGTGCAGGAAAAACAGAGTGAGAGCAGATCAGTTTGAAATTGAGTTGGCGCGTAGTGTTAAAATGGTTGATAACTTGCTTAGATAATTGGAGTATAAAATGGAATATGAAGAATGGAAGGATTTAACCCATAAATTAGCAATAGAAGTAATTGCTAGAGATCTATGTGATTTATATGTTCCTTATTTGGAAGGCGTTAAACGCGCTAAAATAGCATTAGAAGAAAGAAATCAACAAGCCTTAGATGTTGAATACAGAATGGGGCAATGCTTAGTAGAGCTTGAAGGATTAGGTTATGAAATTAATAAAGTTAAATAACAACATATAGTGAATAATTACTTGACACGCACAATATGTTGTAATATTTTATGTATTACAATCTAATTAACCGTTGAAAAACGTGATACTTTCAGCCTCTTGGCTGAATTGTCATGTGCGGAAATAATAAAGCTCACTTAAAGCGTGGGCTTTTTTACGCTTATTGAATCCTCGTTAAGAGGTTATATGCCCAGAGAGGCATTGTGTTTTCGGTTCACATAAAAAACCGTTCATATTTGTGCAATGCGTAGGCTGATACGCTAACAAAGTAACCAGTCACCTTAAAAGAAGTTTTTATTCTGATGGTACGTGAAACATGGATGCCAGAGATCAGCACTGGCGCACAACCTTTTACACCCTTGACCAATGAACTGCTAATACTGAGGCAAGTCAGGGCTAACTTATTCAGCCAGCGTACGCGCTATAAACGCTGATAGCCATTACAGCTTAGTCCGATCAATTAAGCTAATCACATCAGGTCTGTGCTACCTGAATGGCACAAAGCACCTATATTCTGAGGTAACTATGGCAGACAACACAGCAACCAACGACATAACCAATGATCGCATAGTGACTAAACGCAGCACTGTCTACGCTGACAACTATGCGAACATAGACTTCACAGTAAAGCTAGAACAACCAGCTAACGAACTATTAAAAGACCCGATAGATGGGTTTAACAACGAAGAAAAGTAAGGCTCAATTATGACGGACACTAAGAGCCGTCAACAGGGCGGCATTGATTGGCTAGCAATTCAAACTGAATATGTATCAGGTAAAGAATATGCAGAGCTATCAGAAACATACAATGTAAAAGAAGCAACGATTAGACAAAGAGCTAAACGAGGTGATTGGTCACAAATACGTCACAGCGCGTCACTAGCTGTCACAGAGAAAGCAATAGACAGCATTATTGAAGTTAAAGCTGATTTACTGGCAAAGCTAAATGAAACAGATTTAAGTGCTGCCGAGTCATTAAGAGCGAAAGCAAATGAATTGCTTGCAACAGTAGCGACAGCAGCAGAGCTAAAAGCATTATCAGGTACGTTTGATGTAGCACAAAAGATTAGCCGATTAGCATTAGGTGCAAGCACTGAGAACAGCACAGTAACGACAAAAGAATTACCTGCAAGCGTTGACGAGTTTGTTTAATGCTAACACCTACGCAGAAAGCATTTGCGACTACCCGTGACCCGTTCCCATTATTCGTGGGTGGGTTTGGTAGCGGAAAGACAGCAGCAGCGATAGCCAGAGCAATGGCGCTTAAATCTCACTTTAGAGATTGCGATATAGCGTATTACTTGCCGACTTATCCACTGGTTGAAGATATTGCATTTAGACGCTTTCCTGAACTATGCGAGCGTAAAGGCTGGGCATACAAGTTAAACAAAGCCAGTTCATATATCGAGTTCCCAAACGCAGGGCGCATTGTATTTCGTACTATGGAAAACCCAGCGCGTATTGTTGGTTACGAGGTAGCGCACAGCATACTGGATGAACTAGACACATTGCCAATGGATAAGGCGCGTGATGTGTGGAATAAAGTCATAGCACGTAACAGGCAGAAATGCTCAATGGGGAACACTGTTGCAGTAGCGACTACTCCAGAGGGATTTAGATTTGTTTATGATCGCTGGGTTAAAAACCAAGTGCAAGGCTACACAATATTCAGGGCAAAGACTGAGGATAACGCAGCTAACTTGCCTACTGGCTATATTGAAAACTTACGCAACAGTTACCCCAGCAATTTATTATCAGCATATTTAGATGGCGAGTTCGTCAACTTAACGGCTGGCAGTGTATATGCTGAATTTGACCGAACACTTAATTATTGCAACACAGAAATACAGCCTAACGAACCATTGCATATTGGACTCGACTTTAACGTAACCAAAATGGCAGCAGTGGTCTATGTACTACGTGACCAACAGCCTCATGCAGTGATGGAGTTTACAGATGTATTTGATACTCCTGCAATGTGCCAGGTTATCAAGTCACGCTTACCTGGTCATGCAATATATATCTACCCAGATGCAAGCGGTCAGGCTAGAAAATCAAACAACGCAAGTGAATCAGATTTAAGCATATTAAGACAGGCTGGATTTACGGTATTAGTAAACAGTCGCAACCCAGCGGTTAAAGATCGTGTGCTATCAACCAACAACATGATTCACTCGCAAGGCGTTAGACGTTTGAAAGTCAACACAGACAACTGCCCAGCATTAACAGAATCATTCGAGAAACAAGCGTATGACAAAAACGGTGAGCCTGATAAGACTAGCGGCTTAGATCACGTTATAGACGCTGCAACCTACTTTATTGCTTACAAGTTCCCTATCGCACGAAACACCATGCAACGGATAAAAACTATTGGATAAAAGATGCTAGATACCACAAACCCACAATATGATAAATGGCAGCCTATATGGAAGAAATGCCGTGATGCTATTGATGGGCAGGAATGGGTGCATGAGGGTGGTGAGACCTATCTGCCTAACCCAGCACAGTGGGATGCTACGCTATACAAAGCCTATAAGCTACGCGCTACATACTTCAATGCGTGTGGTCGCACATTAGATGGCATGACAGGCTTAATCTTTCGTAAGAAGCCAGAGTTAGTCTATCCAGCAGCATTAGAGCCTATCGTGAATGATATTGATATGGCTGGTAGTGACATCATGGCATTTGCCGAGCAATTGGTTGATGAACTAGGGCGCGTTAGTCGTGTAGGCATTCTGATTGATTACCCATCGACACAGACAATCGGCTTAACCGTAGCAGAAGCACAGACATTAGGTCTTAGACCATACGCAACCATCTATAAGACAGAATCAATCTTAGACTGGCGATTTGAGCGCATCAACAATAAACAGATGCTGTCAATGGTAAAGCTGAAAGAGTGCAAAGAGGTACAGGTTGCCGAGTTTCAGTATGAAACAAAAGATATCATTCGTGTGCTTGATCTGTTTGAAGGTCGTTATCGTGTACGTGTGTACGAACAGGCTGGCAATAAAGAATGGGTGCTGACTAGCGAGATATATCCGCTCATGAACAATGCGCCTATCCGTGAGATACCATTCGTATTTGATAGCGTAAACGGATTAGACAGCGATGTTAAAAAGCCATTACTGCTTGACTTGGTCAACATGAATTTAAGCCATTATCGCTTGATGGCAGATTACAAGCATGGTCTATTGTTTACCGGGCTACCGACACCTGTATTCTGGGGTGTGATGCTAGAGAATGACGACAAAATCAATCTAGGAAGCACAGAGGCGCTTGTATTCTCTAATCCTGATGGTCATGCTGAATACTTGGAGTTTCAAGGTCAAGGCTTATCAGCACTGAAAGAAGCGATTAACACCGAAGTCGAGCTAATGAGTGCGCTTGGTTCGCGTATGCTATCCCCTGAGAAAAGAGCAGTTGAATCAGGAGAGGCAGCAGCTATTCATCGTAGTGCTGAAAATGCTGTACTTGCTTCATTGGCACATTCAGCAAGCAGCGCATTAACACGGACATTACAATGGCTGGCAATGTGGGCACGAGCAAGCGAAGAGGTATCGGTTACGCTTAATACTGACTTCATGCCTAAAGAGATGGATGCAAATATGTTTAGAGAGCTGACTAACGCTTATCTGACTGGCGCAATCTCATACAATACTTATTTCTTCAAGCTCAAAGAGGGTGAAGTTATCCGCGAAGAAGTGCAGGAAGAAGAAGAACAGGACAGGCTGGAAACCAGAGAGCCAGTGTTAAGTGAATGACCAGTGCAAACGAATTTTTACTTAACGAGCAAATCGCGCATCAAATTGATTTGCAAGGTTATAGCAACAACGTAGTTAGGCGCATATTAAAGCTATTGAATCGAGTTGATGTTGATTTAATGGCACAGATCACTATTGCATTAGAAAAGTTACCGCCTAGTCAATTTAATGTAGCACGTTTGCAAGCTGTATTAGCGTCTGTACGCAGTTTAAACAGTGAAGTGTATGCAAGTATATCAACTGAATTAAATAGCGAGCTTAGCAAGCTTGTAGCGTATGAGATAGACTTTCAGGAAGCAATTATAAAAGGCGTATTGCCTGCTAATGTGCAATTCGCATCGGTTCAAGCTGGTCAAGTGTATGCTGCCGTTTTAAGCCGACCATTCCAAGGAAAATTACTTGCGGATTGGATGAGCGGACTAGAGCAGACCCGCGCCATTAAGATTAGGGATGCTATCCGTATCGGATATGTAGAGGGTCAGACCATTAATGATATGGTTAAGCGCATAAGGGGCACGAAAGCGTTAAATTATGCAGATGGCTTACTTGATATTAGCAGACGCGATGCGCAGGCCATTGTTAGAACAGCGATAAACCATACCAGCAATTATGCGCGTGAAGCCTTGTACAATGATAATGATGATATTGTTAAAGGCGTAAGATATACCTCGACTATTGACGCAAGGACTACATTATTGTGCAGTAGCCGTGATGGTAACTTTTATGGCTTAGGAAAACCAAAGCCAGCAATACCAGCGCATATTAATTGCCGAAGTCTTTACGTGCCAGTGCTAAAAACATGGCGCGAATTGGGGATTGCGGCAGACGAGGCAGACGAAAGCACGAGAGCCTCGTTAGATGGTCAGATACCTGCAAGCATGAGCTATAACGAATGGCTTAAAAAACAAAGTGTAGCGCGTCAAGATGATATTTTAGGCGTGACTAAAGCAAAGTTATTTAGAGATGGCGGCTTAGACCTGCCGAAGTTCATATCTAAGCAAGGGCACGAATACACTATTGAGGAATTACGCGCACGAGATAGTAGCGCATTCACAAAAGCAGGGTTATAGTTATAGAGTGAAACTTAAACTCATTCAAGGCACTAAAGCACCTGATACGCTTAAAGAACGTACACGGGCAGCATTGCGTAAGACGAAAACAAAATACAATTTACAGTGCCCTGTATGCGGTGGTAGATCATATATTGAGCTAGTCACTGGCAATCTAACGCAGAATATATGCAAGTTTTGCGATTGGGATAAACGAATAGTACTAATGGAATAAACAAATTTAAAGTTTTACCGAGCCTCGTTTGAGTTGTACTCATTCGGGGCTTTTTTACGCCCGTGGCGTGCAGAAATGAGCTTGTAGCTCAAAGATAATAGGCAGTGCCTAGAAAGCAATCATCATGAAACTAGAAGATTTAACACAGGAAAAGTTAGACGAGTTACTCGGTTCAGTAGAGGCGTTATCAGAATCTACAAAGGGATTAAAGGCAGACCTAGCCAAAGCGAAAGCCAAAGCCAAAGGTGCTGACATTGACCCAGAAGAATACGCAAATCTGCAAACGCAAGTAGCTGAATTAAGCGACAAACTAGGTAAAACTGAAAAGGCGTATAAAGCCGACACAGAAAAGTTAAGCAAATCACTGACTGAAAAAGACGGTGCTTTAACCAAGTATCTACTCGATGCAAACTTAACTGACAACCTAGCTAAAGCGCGTGTTAAGCCTGAACTCATGGATGCTGCAAAGGCATTGCTCAAAATGCAAGCCACTATCAAAGCTGAGAACGGTGAATATTCTGCACTGATTGGTGATAAGCCTATTGGTGACTTCGTAAAAGAGTGGACAGGTTCAGATGCTGGAAAGCACTTCGTAACTGCTGACAATAACAGCGGTGGTGGTGCTAACGGTGGTGGCAGTGGTGGCGGTGATGCAGGTAAGAAAGTAGGCGATATGACATCTGCTGAAAAAGCCTCATACATCGGCAAGAACGGTATTAAGAACTGGCAAGAAAAACTCAGAACATCAAATTAAGGAATAAATCATGACTATTGGTAAAGCAAGCAATTTTAAAGTCTATCAAGACGAAATGCGTGGCGGTATTGTTGAAACACTGACACAAGCATCTAACTATTTCAACACAGCAGGTAATGCAATTAACCTGTCTACTGTATCTCGTCGTGGTGATTACGCTAAAGAATCATTCTTTAAATCAATCGCTACTATCGTATCTCGTCGTGATACGACTTCGGTATCAGCGGCAACAGATTTGCCGTTGTTGATGGATGAAATCATCAGCGTTAAATTGAATCGCAAAATCGGCCCTGTTACGCAGACCTATGACGCATTTGCTAAAGTTGCAATGGACTTGTCACCAGAGGAATTCTCATTCCTGCTTGGTAACATGGTAGGTAAAGGTATGCAAGTTGAAATGCTCAACTCAGCATTACGCGCGGCTCGTGCTGCATTGGTACAAAACACCGATGTATTGTATGACGCTGGTACAGGTACATTGACCACAGCTAATTTAGTTGATGGCCTGGCTAAGTTCGGTGATCGCGCTAATGAAGTGGTGGCATGGGTAATGCACTCTAAAAACTACTTTGACCTGATGAAACACCAAATCGGTACATCTGCAAACGGTGACATCGTTTCAGGCGTAGCGGTGCAAGGTGCTAATCCATTGACATTGAATCGCCCTGTAATCGTAACTGATTCAGACGCTTTGAAAGTGGCTGGCGGTTCAGGTTCAGGCGCATTCACTGACTACCATGTATTAGGCTTAACCGCTAACGGCATCGTGGTAGAAAACAGCGAAACTGAGCGCGTGGTATTGGATGAAGTAACAGGCTTAGAAAACTTGGTAGTTCGTATGCAAGGTGAATACGCTTATAACTTAGGCGTTAAAGGCTACAAATACGACACTACAGTAGGCGCAAACCCATCTGATGCAAACTTGGGCACATCAACAACTTGGGATTTAGCGGCAACAAGCTACAAAGATGTTGCTGGTGTAATTATTCAGGTTCGTTAATGAAATGGGGCATTTACGCCCGTAACGGGTTTGAGGGAGCTGAAGCATTTGCAGAAGGCTGTCTCAAGCTCGGTCATACAGCTAAAATCTGCTCTGTTTCCGATTATGGAGCAGGGCAGACAGAAGCTTTTGATGCAATCGCAGTGTTTGGGTTGCAATGGAAAGGCCAATGGGTCTTAAACGACTACATGGCACTAGGTATTCCAGTTTACGTGATTGACTACGGATATATTAAAAGAACGAATCACGCGCACGATTGGCGTAAAGGCCATTGGCAAATCAGCTTAAACGGCTTAAATAACATCGTAGAAAACGATAACGCAGATAGATTCAATGCGTTAGATATTCAGATTAAAGAGGTAGGCGGCAATCCTGATGGATATACGCTTATCTGCACACAGACTACAGGCGACGCTTCACACGGGCATGATGAGGCTGGCATACAAAAATGGGTAAACCAACAATGGCTAAAACACGAAAATCCAATATTAAGGCCGCACCCATTGCAAGCGGAACTGACGTACAACAAACCAATATTGAATGGAACGCTAGACGAGGCACTGAATCAAGCGCGGTTAGTGGTAACGATGAACAGCAACACAGGGCACGAGGCCCTGATACAGGGAGTGCCAGTAATAGCGACATTGCCAGCAGCATACAGCCAAATGACAGGGAAATTGCCAAGCCTACAAGCGAGGACACAATACTTTCAAAGAGTGGCAAACAGTCAGTGGACTTGGGAAGAAATGCGGCAGGGGTTATTTCACAAAACGATTTGTTAAATCAGATTAAGGCATCAAAAATATTTTCACGCAACAGCCTGTTAAGACATTGCGCTTTAACGGCTGGTAAAGGTACAGCTTGTGAGTTTGGCGTATTTACTGGCGGCTCACTAAAGGTTATTCGCAACTATCGCAAACCTCCTGTATATGGCTTTGATTCATGGACAGGATTGCCAGAGGCATGGGAGTTTGGCAGCAACAAGCATGAGCAAGGTCACTTTACTTGTGATAAGCCTAAAGACTTAGCATCAGGCACTTATCTGGTAGATGGATTCTTTGAGAATAGCTTACCAGTATGGCTAGAAACGCACCAAGAGCCGATTAAATTAATACACCTAGACGCTGACCTATACTCAAGCACTAAAACCGTTCTAACGCTGTTAAATGACAGGATAGAAAACGGCACGATACTGATATTTGATGAGCTGCTTAATTTAGATGGCAGCTATTCAAACTGGCAGGATGGAGAATGGCAAGCATTGAACGAATGGCTTAAAGACTTTAATCGTGAGGTTGAATGTATAGCCCGCACTGAATCTCAACAAGCAGCATTTATTGTAAGGAACTAGCATGGCATTGATCGTTGAGGATGGTACAGGAAAAGCAGACGCAGAAAGCTATATTAGCGTTGCAGATGCAAGCACTTACCATGCAAATCGCGGCAATGCGGCATGGGCAGCATTAGCAAGCGATACAGTAAGAGAGCAGAACTTACGCAAGGCTTCTGACTATATGGTGCAAGTGTACAGGCGTAGATGGAATGGTACTCGCATTAAATCAACACAGGCTTTAGATTGGCCACGTGCTTTTGTACTACGTGAGGATTTCTACTCAACAGGATTAACAATTCCTGATGTATCAACAGGTGAGTTTTATTATCCATCTGACGAAGTGCCAACAGAAGTTAAAAACGCCTGTGCTGAATTAGCATTGAAAGCGGCATCTGGTGAACTATTGCCTGATTTAACACAGGGCGTTGTCATGGAAAAAGTAGATGTCTTACAAATAGAGTATGACAAGTACAGCCCACAATCACCAAGATACACAGCAATAGATCGCTTACTAGCACCATTTTTAAGCGGTTCTAGCGTATCTCGCACAGTGGTTAGATCATGACTACCATTGCATATAAAGACAGAGTGATAGCTTACGATTCGCGCACAACTGCTGGCGACTTAATCACAAGTGAGGACACAGAAAAAAAGCACGTTGTTAATGGAGTTACTTTCTTTATGTGTGGAGCAACATCTGATTACAAACGTTTTCATAGCTTATATTTTGGCGGTGATGAGCCAATAGAAAACATGGATGCAAGCGCATTGGTAATTGATAACGGTGAAATGTTATTGGTTGCCGTTTCTGATGATACTGGAATGTGGAAACAGCCCATGAGACTGGATAACCCATGTGCGTTAGGTTCTGGCAGTACATTTGCACTTACAGCAATGGATTTAGGATTATCTGCTTTTGATGCTGTAAAGGTTGCCATTAAACGCGACTGTAAATCAGGCGGAATAGTGAGGCTGTATGAGTTTTGACTATGACAAATCAGCAGCTACAGCGTTAAAGCTAATCACCAAGTTTGGCGCGTCTGCAACACTGATTAAACGTGCCGAGGGTAGCTATGACCCTGCAACAGGCAGCAACACAGTTACAGAAACAAGCTACACAGTTAAAGCGGTATTGCTTAACTATCGTGCCAATGAAACCAATACGCAAGGCTCACTGATCCAGGCTAAAGACCGCAAGGTGATTATGCAGGCGACTACTGTAACGCCTGACGTATCAGACATATTTGTAGGTGGCGGTGTGACGTATCGCGTGGTAGAGGTTAAGACGCTTAGTCCTAGAGGTACTAATGTATTGCATGAATTGCGTGTGAGTGTATGAGCTTTTCTGCTGACATATCGCGCTTTATTGGCAAGACTGAAAAGAGTGCAGAGCAAGCAGTACGCAGGATTAGCTTAGACCTATTAAGCAGAGTAATACTCAAATCACCAGTGGATACAGGGCGCTTTCGCGCTAACTGGTACGCATCAATCAATTACGCAAGCAATGCAGTATCAAACAGTATAGATAAAAGCGGTGCTGATTCAATCAGGCGCGGTGGTTCAACCATTAACAGCTACAAGCTAGGTGATGCAGCGATTTATCTCACAAACAATCTGCCTTATGCGTACAGACTTGAAACAGGCTACTCAAAGCAAGCACCTAGCGGCATGGCTAGACTTTCAGTCATGGAAATAGCGAGTAAATATAAATGATTAAGAAAATCAGACAGGCGTTAGAAACTGCACTTAATACATGGGCAAGCGCACAAAGTCCAGCCGTACCCGTAGCATGGCAGAACAGAGCCTATACACCGACATTAGGCGCTAGATATGTGCAAGCCAATATCCTGCCAGCAGAAACAGAAAACCCAAGCCTTGGCGATGACCACAAGCGATTTATTGGCATCTTTCAAGTATTGATATATTCACCTGATAACAAAGGTGCTGGTGACGCTGAAACACTAGCAGAAAGCCTATTTACTACGTTTGCGCGTGGGGAATCATTCGCAGCATCAACCGTGACTGTTCGCATATTGGACAGTCCAAGTGTTCTACCATCATTTAACGATAACGGCTGGTATGTACTGCCAGTTTCTATACGGTATCAATCAGATATTTATTAAGTAAATCTTACACACAGCGCCTTAGGGCGCTTTTTTTACGCCCTAAGAAAGGTAAATTATTATGGCAATTGCAACAGGCATAGCAAAACAGGTAGTGTTTAAGAAAGAGGCAAGCTGGGGAGTTGCGGCAGGGGCAACAGGCGCACAATATCTGCGTAGAGTAACATCTGACTTATCACTTGCTAAAGAGACCTATCAATCAAACGAGATTCGCACAGACTACCAGATCAGTGACTTTCGTCATGGTGTACGCAGCGTAGAAGGCACAATCGCTGGCGAACTATCACCATTGACCTATGATTCATTCATTGCGGCTGCATTGCGTAAAGACTTTGTTATCGGTGCGACTACAGGCGCGTTAGCTGTATTTTCAGTAACCAATACAGGCACTAAATTTACACGCTCAAGCGGTTCATTCGTAACTGATGGCTTCAAAGTCGGTGATGTGATCAGTGCAACAGGCTTTTCTACTGCTAACAACAACACGCACTATGTATTAGTGACTGTAGTAGCTGCTTTGACAATGGACATTGTACCGTTAGATGGCACAGTATTAACCGATGAAGCAGCAGGCGGTACACGTACTATTGCAGTAGTAGGCAAAAAGACCTATACACCTGAAACATCACACACCGATGATTCATTCACATTTGAGCATTTTTATTCAGACGTTGCACAGTCAGAAGTATTTACAGGCTGCAAGGTCAACTCTTTAGCGGTAAGCCTTCCACCTACAGGCATGGCAACGATCAACATCGGCTTGATGGGTAAAGACATCACCACAGGCACATCAGCCTATTTCACCACACCAACAGCAGCAACAACAAGCGGAGTTTTAGCATCAGTAAACGGTATCGCTTACGCCATTGGTACACGCAACTATCTATTAACTGGCTTAAACATTAACTACGCTGGCAATTTGAGCATGGAAGCGGTAGTTGGCTCAAATACCTATCCTGATATATTTGAAGGTCGCGTAGTGGTCACTGGTGACGCTACAGCGTACTTTGAAAACGGCACATTACGAGATGCTTTCCTGAATGAAACCGAAGTGGCATTGATGTTTGTATTTACGACTAACAACACTAAAAATCCAGAGTTTCTATCTTTCGTATTGCCTCGCGTTAAATTTGGCGGAGCTGGTAAAGATGATGGTGAAAAGGGTTTAATTCAAACAATCCCGTTCCAAGGACTGTTTAACAGTGCTGGTACAGGTGCTGATAAAACGACACTGATCGTTCAAGACAGCTTGGCTGCTTAATATGGATATTAGCAAAATCAACATTGTTAAAGCGGCAACAGATGGGATTGATGTAGATATTATCAATCCTGCAACAAATGAGCCTTTAGGATTAAAGATTCGCGTCATAGGCGCAATGAGTGCCAATTACAAAGATGAGATGTTTCTGTTATTGGCAGAAGTTGAGGACTATCAGGAAACTAACAAAGTATCTGATCCCGCAACTAAAAAGCAGAAAGCAGAAGCACAGATCAAGGCTGATAAGTTTGATACCGAGCTTACAGCTAAATTCTTAGCTAAGTACACTATTGGCTGGCAGGACATGGAAGAAAACGGCAAGCCTGTACCATTCAGCATAGCAGAAGCAGAGCGCATCTATCTTGAATATCCCATCATTCGCGGTCAGGTACAACGCGCCATGATGGATATATCAAATTTTATCAAGGCTTAACTAACAGCCTCGTTGAGTGGGTTAAGTCTGAGGTAGAACTAAACGAGAAACAATCAGATGGCAATACGCTTAGAAGCCATTTAGAGGCTGTCTATCGCAGCACAAAACACAAACCTGAACAACTAAATCAGCCTGATATACCTAACAAGGTTAAACACTTACTACGGCTCTATGGTGACTTGTCGCAGGGTAGGCAATCAGGCTTTAGTGCTAATCCAATAAGCAGTTTAGAAATTCAGGCATGGCTACAAATCACAGGCAGGACACTCAGTAATTGGGAAATTCAAACACTTCGCGCTATGGATAGGGCTTATTTATCATGACAGATATTGCATCACTTAAGATTAAGGTTGACACAGGTGAGGTTAAATCTGGCACGAAAGATTTAGATAACCTATCAAGTGCAGGTGGTAAAGCTGGCGATTCTGCTGTTGCATTATCTAGTAAATTCTTAGCGGCTGGTGCGGCATTGGCAGGTGTTTTTGTAACACTCAAGCAATCAGTTGATGCTGCAACTAAATATCAAAATGCATTAAACGGACTTGCAAGCGTAGCTAGGTATGCTGGTGCTAATGTAGGCGAAGCAATGAGCGAATCATTGGAGCTTACCAAAGATGGTTTGCTATCTACTACCGAAGCGGCTACAGCATTAAAAAACTTACTATCTCGCGGATTCTCTACCAATGAAGCGGTGGAAATGATTAACCGATTTAAAGACGCTGCGGCATTCGGCAGACAGTCATCTTTAGAGTTTGGTCAGGCGGTAGTATCAGCAACAGAAGGTATTAAAAATGAAAACTCTGTTTTAGTTGATAACGCTGGTGTAACTAAAAACGTCAGCATGATGTGGAAAGAATACGCAGCGCAGATCAACAAATCAGTTGCAGATTTATCACAGGCTGAAAAACGTCAGGCTGAGTTTAACGGCGTATTGGCAGAAACAGAAGGACAGTTAGGCAATGCAGCTTTGGCGGCTAATGGTGCTGATGGTGCTAACGCAAGACTAAATAAAACTTTCAGCGATATGTCAGTGACTATCGGCCAATCATTAACGCCTGCTTATGTTGGATTAACAAACACTATTACAAGTGGATTCCAAGCGGCTACTGAGTACGGCATTAAGCCTTTCCTGTTCGCATTTGAAAACTTAGGCATTAGCTTTGGTGCTCATATCGGCAAGATGAAAGCATTCTTTGATGTGATCTCAAGCCCATCAAAGTGGATGACAGGCGAACTAACACGTCAGTTTAAGATGCTTGAAGATACCGCAGAAGAAATGCGCGTAGGTGCTGCTGGCAGGATTAGCGGACAAACAGTATCACCAGTGATGGGTGCTGATTCTGGCAAGCGTAGACAAGACTTTGTTGTTAGTGGTGAGACTGAAACAGTAAGGCAACTAAAAGACTTGCGTAAAAAAGCGGTTGATGATGCCAATAAAGAAGAAGTAAGGCGCTTAAACGTTGCTATCTGGGTTAATGAACAAATCTACAATTCAGAATTTGATGAGGGTAGGCGTCAAAGAATTGCGGAAGCAGTAGAAAGCCAAAAGGAATTTAATGCCGAAGTAAACAAAATAAAAGACTCAGTAGACCCGTTAAGAGCATATAACGAACAGATAGGCAAGCTTGCGGAAATGTTTAACATGGGCAGACTGACAGCAGAAGAATTTAGCGCAGCAGCAGGAAAGGCTCAGCAAGAAATGCTAGGGTTTACCGATGCAGGAAAGACAGGCTTTGAGGATTTAGAACGTGCAATAGATGGTTATGCCAGAAACGCATCATCAGCAATGGCAGACTTCATATTCGGCACTAAAGGTTCATTCAGCGATATGGTGAACTCAATGCTGAAAGACCTAGCACGATTAGCTTTGCAGAAATCTATATTCGAGCCGCTAGCAAAAGGTCTAGGCGCTTCATTTGATGAGGGTGGTGGAGGAATTGGTGGGTGGATTAAATCACTATTGCCGGGATTCGCAAACGGATCTGAATACATCCCTAGAGATATGACAGCAAACCTACATCAAGGTGAGCGCGTATTGACCCGTGAAGAGAACCGCAACTACTCTCAAGGTATGGGCGGCAATGTATCAGTAAACGTCACCGTTAATTCTGATGGTTCAAGTAGCGTACAGAGTGATGCAAGTTTCGGTAAACAGTTGGGTAACGCAATCAAGGCAACAGTTCAAGCTGAATTGCTTAAACAAAAAAGACAGGGCGGTTTATTAGCATGAGTACATTTACCTACATTCCTGTTTATGGCGCTACTGAAACTACACGCGCACGAGTATTGAAAGCACAGTTTGGTGATGGATATACGCAACGTGTAGGTGATGGCATTAACAATAAGACTCGCTCATGGGCACTATCTTTTAGCAAGACTCAGGCAGACATTGAAACGATACTGACATTCTTACGCACAGAGGGAGGTGTTACGTCATTCACATGGACTCCACCACGAGGCGCAGTAGGTAAGTGGATTTGTGAAGAGTGGAATAATGCTGTCAATGATGGCTATGATTCTTTAACTGTTCAATTCATGGAAGTGTTTGGCGAATGATACAGTCAGACATTCAAAGCCTTGCGCTATCTAATCTGGTCGAGTTTTTCGAGATTGATTTAAATCCGATTGGCGTGGCAGAACAGTACTACTTTCACAATGGCGTAAATGGTCTGGGGTCAGACGTTGTGTTTGATGGCATCACTTACACACGCTTCCCGATTGAAGCTGATGGATTTGAAAAGAGCGGGGCAGGAACGCAGCCAAGACCCACAGTCAGAGTAGCCAATATCACAGGCTTAATCGGTGCGTTATCGCGTGACAATCAGGACTTGGTGGGCGTTAAGTTTATCCGTAGGCGCACATTCCTCAAGTACATTGATGCTGTCAACTTTACAGGCGGTGTCAATCCTACCGCAGACCCTAACGCACAGTTGCCGATAGAGGTTTGGTATTTTGATCGCAAGGTCAGCGAAAACAATATCTTTATCGAGTGGGAACTGTCTAGCGCAAGCGATATGACAGGCGTATTCCTGCCTCGCAGACAGTTTATTGCAAACGTTTGTACAGTTGCATATCGCTCAACAGAATGCGGCTATGCTGGCGGTGCGGTAGCTACAAGGCTCAATGTGCTAACTACTGTACTTGCAGATGACGCTTGCAGTAAATCGCTAACAGGTTGCCGTTTACGCTTTGGCGCGAATGGACAATTGCCGATAGCTGCATTCCCAAGTTGTGGGCGGTTGCGATGATAGACCACTTGAAAGCTGAAATACTAGCACACGCTAAAACATCACCGAGCCGCGAAATTTGCGGCTTAGTCGTTTTAAAGAAGCGCAAAAAACTGTACGTGCCATGCCGCAATATATCGGAGAGTTCAAATGAGTTTGAAATTCATCCAGAAGATTATGCGAACGCTGAAGATAGTTACGAAATTATCGCCATCGTACATTCGCATCCAAAAACGAATCCGAATCCTACGCAAGCAGACTTGGTAGGCATAGAACAAACAAATTTACCTTGGGTTATTGTCAACCCTAACACCGAACAATTTACCGTTACAGAGCCTTCTGGCTACGTTCAACCCTATGTAGGGCGTGAGTTTGTGCATGGTGTAAACGATTGCTATTCGATATGGCGTGACTTCTATAAGCATGAACTAAATATCGAGATGGCTAACTACTATCATCAGGATAAGTGGTGGCTAAAGGGTGATGACCTGTACACCGACAACTATACGCAAGCAGGAATGGTGCAGATTGATTTTAAAGACTTGGAGTATGGCGACATTCTCTTAATGAAAGTTGCTAGTCCAGTGCTTAACCATTGTGCTGTCTATCTCGGTGACAACATCATTCTTCATCATGTAATGGGGCGCTTGAGTTGCAAAGACGTACTCGGTGGCTACTGGGTAAAGATTACTGACAAATGCTTAAGACATAAAAGCAGATTTAAGGATAAACAATGTTAGTTGTCTATTTATACGGTCATTTAGCGAAAGCCTATGGCAAGCGTCATGAATTGGCGGTGAAGTCCCCAGCCGAAGCAATCAGGGCTTTCAGTGCCAATTACAAAGACTTTAAGCAGCGCGTCATTGATGGCGGCGGTTATCGCATACTCGCAGGCAAAGAGGACAGAGCAGACGATATACATTTGCCCACTTCAAAATCAATCAAGATTATTCCAGTAGTTCAAGGTTCTGGCGGTCTTGGTAAGATTGTACTAGGCGCGGCATTAATCGCGGCTTCATTCTATCTGCCTGGTACACAGTTTATCAGCGCATTCAGTTCATTCAGCTTTAGCGCAAGTGCTATCGCTTCAAGCGTTGGCTTCTCTCTATTACTTGGTGGGGTATCTCAACTATTGTTTAGTCCGCCTAAAGCTGAAAGTGGCGAAGGTGAACGCGCAGATAACAAACCATCCTATAACTTCAATGGTGCTGTGAACACATCAGGGCAGGGTAATGCTATCTCATTGGCATACGGTCGCTTGCGTGTTGGCTCTCAATTAATCAGTGCTGGCACAGAAACGGCTAACCTATGAATAAACGTATTATCGGCTCTGGTGGCGGTGGTAAAGACGATGGCGGTGGTGGTCGTGCGCCTGTTGAAGCTCCTGATACCTTACGATCAATCCAGTATGCGAAAGGATTAGACGCTGTAAGTGAAGGCGAGATCGAGGGCTTGGTTGATGGCTTCAAGTCTGTATTCCTAGATGATACGCCATTACAAAACCCTGATGGCACGTTTAACTTTAGTAATGTCATCATTCAGCAGAAAACTGGCACACAGTCACAGTCTTACATGGCTGGATTTGATGGTGCTGAATCTGAAAATGGCGTAGGCACAGAGGTTACACAAGCGGCATCAGTCACACGTACTATTACCAATACAGACGCTACTGCTGTGCGCGTAACGCTTGGCTTTCCATCATTGAACGTGCGCGACATAACCACAGGTGATTTGAACGGTACAAGCGTAGAAATAGCAATTGATGTACAGAATAACGGTGGCGGCTTCGTGCCACAGATACTTAGAAATATTTATTCAAGTGCAGTGTTTTCTGTTGCAAGTGGTGTTTATACAAATACAGTTGATTCTAGCAAATTCAATCTGTCTATTAAGTGGACACCAACACAGGTTCAATCAGCGCAGACATTAACATTTCAGTTGCAATATCGCGCAGTAGGTGACGTTACTTGGTTGACATATACCACTTATACATTTTCTGGCAATCAATACACGCCTTATTCAAGCAACGGCACATCATTGCTGGACATTGTAAATCAAAGTACAGAGCAATCATCTACCAAGTCATTTACTATTGAACTGGCAGAGGGTAATTATGAATTTAGGGTTAATAAGACCACTGGCACAGAAAAGTATGTAAGTGCATTTCAGACATTTACCTATTCTGGTGCTGCTTACGGTGGCACAGTATCAATCACTTATGCAGAGGCATTTGTGCCAGCTTATACCGATGTTATCAGTGGCAAATGTACCTCACGCTATCAACGTGCATACAGAATTGAATTGCCAGTCGGTGGTGAATGGGATATTCGTGTAAGGCGCATTACTGCGGATTCTGCTGTCACCACATTGCAGAATAAAACATTCTGGGATAGCTACACTGAAATTGTAGATGCAAAACTAAGATATCCGAACACAGCATATTTTGGCTTCAAGATTGATTCAAAGAACTTTAGCAATATACCTGTTCGCGGCTATGAGATTTACGGCATCAAGGTACAAATCCCTAGCAACTATAACCCATTAAGCCGTGTTTATACCGGCACATGGGATGGAACGTTTACCACAGCGTGGACAGATAACCCAGCTTGGATATTCTACGACATTATCACCAATAGCCGCTATGGTCTTGGTGACATGATAGATGCTACGCAAGTAGACAAATGGTCACTCTATACCATTGCACAATACTGTGATGAGTTCGTGTCAGATGGCTTCGGTGGTATTGAGCCTCGCTTTACGTGCAATATGTACATTCAGACACGCGAAGAAGCGTATCGTGTTGTTGCTAACATGGCATCAATATTCCGTGGTATAGCGTACTGGTCAGCAGGTGAAATCACTGTATCGCAAGATTCACCGAGTGATGCGGTGCAGCTATTTACACAGTCTAACATTGTAGGTGGACAGTTTAACTATTCAGGCTCAAGCGGCAAGGTTCGCCATACCGTTGTATTAGTCTCATGGAATGACCCACAGGATGGCTATCGCTCAAGGGTTGAGTATGTAGCAGATGATGAAGCTATCACGCGCTATGGCATCGTACAAACAGAAATAGCGGCAATCGGTTGCACCTCTCGCGGTCAGGCTAATAGAGTGGGTAAGTGGCTGATTTATTCTGAAATTAACGAGACTGAAACAATCAGCTTTACAGCAGGACTTGATACTGTATTTTGTGGCGTAGGTTCAGTGATTAAAACGCAAGACCCTATAAGGTCAGGGCGCAGATTTGGCGGCAGACTATTAACAGGCTCTACCACTACCAGCATCGTGATTGATAGCGCGGTAACAATTGAAACTGGCAAGACTTACGAATTAAGCGTGATTCTGCCTGATGGCACGATAGAGACTAAATCTGTGACCAATGGCGTAGGAGCTACGTCTACATTGACTGTCAGCGTTGCTTATTCAGCTATACCACTGGACTATGCTATTTGGGTGCTTGCGGCTAATGATTTGCTTGCAGAGACTTGGCGCGTTGTATCAATGACAGAGGTAGAAAAGTCACAGATTCAGATCACAGCACTTGCTTATGATTCACGCAAGTATGATGCGGTCGAGCAGGATTTAATACTTGAGCCATTACAGACCAGTTTAACCAGTGCAGCACAGCCAGAGCCAGTAACCAATTTAACCGTAACTGAAACGCTTTATTTAAGCGGGTTATCAGTAGTGGCAACTAAAGCCATTGTTAGCTGGAATAGTTCAGTTGGTGCTAACACGTACAGACTTGAGTACAGGCTTGCAGATGAAAACCCAGTAATTATAAATGGCATCAATACCAACACATACGAAATCGCACCAATTCAAGAAGGTATATATACATTCAGCGTATTTGCGGTTAATGCGTTAGGCAGACGTTCACAGGCATCAACGACTACTGAAACTATCTACGGCAAGACCACACCACCTAATGATGTGACTGATTTCAATATGGTGGCATTGAGTGGCTATGCTCATCTTACTTGGGCGCAATCTACTGATTTAGACGTGTTGGTAGGTGGTCATTTACGCATCAGGTTCACGCCTGAAATAGCATCCCCATCATGGGGATCTGCAACAGATATAGGAATGCAAATATCAGGCAATTCTACCAGTGCAACACTGCCATTATTAACTGGTTCATACCTTGCTAAATGGGTTGATTCAACTGGCAACCTATCATTAAACGCAGTAGCAATCTCAAGCGATGCAGCCAGCCTTTTAACATTGAATGTTGTTGAAACCGCAACTGAATCACCTGGTTTTAATGGGGTAAAAGCTAATGTTGTTTATGACTTTGATCGTTTAGGTTTAAAGCTTACGCCTGTTAGTTTAATTTCTGGATGGGGATTGATTAGCACCATTGGAAACTTATCATCAGTTGGTGGTATTGAGTCATTAGGTACTTATATTTTTGATAACTCTATTGACTTGGGAACTGTTCAAACTTCACGAGTCAGCATGAGTATTGAAGTTATATCTTTTGACTCTAACGATTTAATTGGATTTAGAGGATTAATCAGCACATGGGGATTAATTAGCACAGTTAGCGGCTCAATGTGTGATGCGAAAGTGTATGTAAGAACAACAAATGATGACCCATTGGCGACACCTGTTTGGTCAGATTGGCAACCGTTCTTTGTTGGCGATTGGACTGCCAGAGCTTTTGAATTTAAGGTTGATTTAATATCTAACGATGTCAACCAAAACATACTGATTAAATCACTTTTAGTAACGGTTGATATGCCAGATCGAGACGACTTTGGCGAGGATATTACAAGCGGCACATCGCCTTACGCAGTTACCTATACAACACCATTTAAAGTTTCACCAGCATTGTCAATCACAGCTCAAAACATGGCAACAGGCGACTACTACGAAATCACAAGCAAAACCGTTACAGGCTTCACTATTTTATTTAAAAACAGTGCTGGCACTAACGTATCAAGAACATTCGATTATCACGCGAAAGGTTATTAAATGTCACAAGCAGATTACACAATAGCAGACCAAGATGGAGCAAGTTTTTTAGTAGATATTAATGCTCAACTATCTGCGATTGTTTCTAACAACTCAGGCGCGACAGAGCCATCAACAACTTACGCATATCAATGGTGGGCTGATACATCTAGCGGATTATTAAAACTGCGTAACGCAGCCAATAGCGCATGGCTTGAAGTTGGCACATTAGCAAGTGCAAACTTAGGGTTAGCAACAGCAGGCGCTAATAGTGACATTACTTCTCTATCCGGCCTTACCACAGCACTAACTGAATCGCAAGGCGGCACAGGGTCAACGACTGGCTTATATGGTTTTAAAAACCGCATCATTAACGGTCAATTCCAAATCGCGCAACGTGCTACAAGTGCAACGATTACAGTAGGCTCAACCATTGCGGCTGGGTATTCAACAGTAGATAGGTTTTATGCTTACTGTACAGGTGCAAACGTAACGGCTGCTCAAGTAGCCGGAAGTGGCAACACTAAAAACCGTTTTCAAATCACTGGCGCTGGTTCGGTAACTGCCGTTGGTATTGGTCAACGAATAGAGGCTTTAAACTCCTATGACTTGGCTGGTAAAACTGCAACATTATCAGTAAATATTTCAAACAGCCTTTTAACCTCGGTAACATGGACAGCCTACTACGCTAATACTGCGGATACTTTCGGCACATTGGCAAGCCCGACACGCACACAGATTGCCACAGGTACGTTTACAGTTACTTCAACACTGACTAATTACTCTGCTCAAATTGCTATCCCTGCGGCTGCAACTACTGGTATTGAAATTGTATTGACCGTAGGTGCTCAGACTAGCGGAACTTGGGTAATTGGGAATATTCAGCTAGAAAAAGGTGCAAGTAAAACAGGGTTTGATTATCGAAGTTATGGCACTGAATTGGCTTTGTGTCAAAGATATTATGAGACTTTTGGTACAAGTGCAGTTAGGGCTACATTCGGAACTGCGGCCGCATTTAATACTACTACTGTCTATGCAAATCAGTATTTTACACAAAGCAAACGAGCTACACCGACTATTGGATTTTTAACGGGTTCGGCAAATCAATACAGATTTCTGGCTAATGCTGGTGCTTCTAATGTATCAAGTATGATTTTCGTAGCTTCTATAAACAATGTGCAAATCCAAGCTACAGTAGGGACGGCTGTGACTGGTCATGCAGGTGTGCTTGAGGGGCAAGATTCGTTATTCCCAATTCTACAAGCATCAGCGGAGTTATAAATGTATAAACTATCAAAAGAAAACTCAATCACACGCCTAGCTGATTCTGCGAGCATTCCTAAAGATGAAGCCAATACTGACTATCAGGAATATAAGGAATGGGTAGCACAAGGTAATGTAGCAGAACCAGCAGCCGTTTACGTTCCGACACTGGAAGAACTAACCGAAGCTATCAGGGCATCCTTGCAATCAGCGATTGATGAACGCGCAAAGTCTTATGGCTTCTCAGGTGGAAACTCTTTAATGCTCTATGCTGGCTTTGCTAATTACTTTCAGCCACTAGCACAGACTTTTGCAACATGGGAAGCAAGCGTTTGGGTAGAAGCCGAAGCCTATAAAGCTGATGTATTGGCAGGATTAAAACCTATGCTTACACCTAGCGAGGCGGTAGCTTTAATGCCTGTATATCCATCATGATTTGGCTCTACATTCTATTAGCAGATTTGTATCTGTTTTTTATTATGTACGTGGCAAGTATGGCAATGATACGCGCTCATGCTGAGAAGAAGTTAAACGGATTATTGTGGGTGCTGTGCTTGCCATTTGTAGCGGTTAGTATCGTGCTGGACTTCATCAACAATCTAATCGTGTTCACCTTGCTATTTGCAGAACTTCCGCGCGAATGGCTAGTGACTGAACGGCTAAAGCGCCATGCCAAGCAGCAGACATTCAGAGGTAAGTTAGCGCGTTATATTGGTGACTTATTGCTTCACCCATTTGATTACACTGGAAATCATTATGATTAACCTATTCTTTCTCATTGGCGTGTTTGCTACTTTCACACTAGCAGCATTAAGCCTGTTTATCATTATCAGCATATTCAAAGCCAAGCCATTACCGATGGACACTAGCAACCGTATTAATCATTTAAGGCTTGTATGGTTTGCAACTACTCGGCCTGAATTATTCGTGAATAGCTTTGATTGGCTACGACATGATGAACTTGATAACCTGAAATAACACAGACCTTCGGGTCTTTTTTTACGTCTATAACAATAACTAACAACAAGGTTAAAAGATGGAACACGAAAACGCTAAACACGTAATAGATGCGCTCTCTATCGGGGGAATATTGGCAACACTAGCAGGGTGGTTGCCAGCGATTGCCGCAATCCTTTCAATCGTATGGACACTAATACGAATATACGAAACTAGAACAGTGCAAAGGTGGTTAGGAAAATGAAACGATTAAAGATTGCTTATAACTTTGCATTAGAAAGACTTGGAGAGAGTTCAACATGGCAAGCAATAGGCTTCGTTGTGGCGTTGATTAGCTCTAAAGGTGCTGGTTTAGATTGGGGGAGTGGCGCGGCATTGGGCGGACTTTTATCAGCTTTCATTAAAGCAGTAACGAAAGGCTGATATGAAGCTATCCGAACACTTCACTCTAGCAGAGTTAGTACAGAGTAGTACGGCATTGCGTACGGGCATACAGAACATTCCATCACCTCACACAATGGCTAATCTCAAAGTGTTGGCTGAAGGCTTAGAACAGGTCAGAAGCCTGTTAGACAGTCCCATATTCATCACGAGTGGATATCGCTCACCAACACTTAATCGCTTCATTGGCGGCTCACAGTCTAGCGCACATTGTTTAGGCTTCGCGGCTGACTTCAAGTGTACAAATTTATCACCTACTGAAATTGTTGAAAAGATTAAAGCAAGCGGCATCAAATATGACCAGTTGATATGGGAAGGCGGTTTTTGGACACATATATCATTCGCACCAGAGTTAAGACAGCAGACACTTTCCGCATTGTTTGACAATAAGGGCAAGGCTAGTTATAGGCCTTTCGTGTAACTCATGACTAATATCGTTGACGAAGTACTCAAAGATTTTGCAACAGATAGACAGAAAGAATACATAGACGCTGTAAATCAAGCTGGCACAATACTTGGCGCGGCTAGGCTAATGAATGTTAGACGCTCAACTATACAGGATGTATTAAAAGCAGTTAAGCGCAAGGCAGCGATTCAAGGCTATTCACCTAAGCACGATATGACGCGCACTGTACCTGATGGCTTTAAGGTTAAGGGCGTATCAACCTATTACAACAAAGATGGCAAGCCTAGCGGTCAATGGGTTAAGTCTAGTGCAGATAGCGAAAGACAAGAAGAAATAATCCGTGATTTTGTATTAGCCCTGGCGCAAGACGTTAAAGGCTTATCGCCAATAATACCAGCACCAAAAAACTGCACCGACGATTTGATGTGCGTTTATCCAATGGGTGACCCTCACTTTGGGCTTCACGCATGGGCGCAAGACGCTGGCGATGACTTCGATTTAAAGCTGGCTGAATCATTAACTTGCAGCGCGATTGACAGGCTCGTTTCAAGCGCACCATCAGCAGATACCGCATTGCTTTTAAACTTAGGTGATATGTTTCATGCCGACAACCAAAAAAACGTGACTAATAGCGGGCATCAATTAGACGTAGATGGTAGATGGGCGAAGGTTCAGCAAGTAGGGTTAAAAGCCATGTTGCACTGTATTAAACGACTATTAGAAAAGCATCAAAAAGTAATATTTCGCATTAATAAAGGCAATCACGATGGACACAGTTCATATGCTTTGGCATTGATGATTTCATGTTATTTCGACAATGAGCCTCGCGTTCAAGTTGACCTCTCACCAGCAGTTGCATGGTATTACAAATTCGGCAAGCTATTAATTGGCTCTACTCATGGCGACACATTAAAAGGTGCTGATCTACCAAGCATTATGGCAGCAGATATGCCTAAAGAATGGGGCGATACAACTCATAGGGTTTGGTATGTCGGACATGTTCACCATCAAGACATAAAAGAATATAGAGGATGCACTGTTGAATATGTAAGAACAATGGCAGCGCGTGACGCATGGCATCAAGGTCAAGGTTATAGAGCAGGGCGCGATATGTGTTTAATCGTTCACCATAAACAACATGGTGAGATCGAACGGCATAGATGCGATATTGGAATGTTATCTGTACAAGATAATTAGCCGTTCACGTAACGCGAACAAAGGGATTTTATGAACAAAGCCGAAACAATGCTTGAAGCTCTCATTAACTCACAGTTAGCAGGAATAGAGATAGACGAAGAAGAAGGCTTTATCCGATTCAATTTCACACATGGTTTCATTGAAATTGATGGTGATGATTTAGAACTTTATGTTGAACTAGACGAGGTGAACTAAATGAAATATTTATTATTAGCACTAGTTTTTATCGCAACATCAGCACAGGCAGAAGTTAAGTATTTGCACTATAAGTTTAACCATAATGTGATTATCACGATATCGAATGCTGAATGCCCAATCCCTAAAATCAAAGACAAATACGATTATGCAGTCATGGCTTCACGTATTGACGGCCAGAAGCTAATTGGCTGTTACAAGAAACAGGATGAAAACCTTATCGAGATTCAATGGTACGGTGGGGATATTACCGTGATTCCAGCGAACGCATTTTTAATAAATCCAGAGTTAGGCCAGAAAGCAAAGCCTGACACTAGCGAAAAAATCTCGATATGATGATTATCTGGCTATTCATTAAGGCGGCATTCAGTAGAGTAATTGACCTGTTCACGCGCTATCCACTGCAATTTATTCTAGTTCTAGTATGTTGCTATGCCTTCTGGCAGAAAACACGCTATGACGCGATTGCGTACGACTTTGAAGCCTATAAAACCAGTGTTCAGTATCAAGCTGATATGCAGAAGGCTAAGAACGAGATATTGCGCAAGCAAGCTGAAACAAAAGTAACAAATATTGTTGCAAATCACACAAAAGAACTTGAGGCGGTCAAACATGAATATGAGAAAAGAAACAAAGTTGCTGATATTACTATCGCTGATCTTCGTAACAGGTTGCGGTCAAAAGTTAGTGATTCCATCAGTGTGCCCGTCATTGACACCAATACCGAAAGAACTGCCGAAGAATGGCGAGGCAGTTACACAGCCATTAGTAACCAATATCAAACGTTAATTGATGCCTGTACCATAACAACTTTGGATTATAATGCTTTGCGTGGCTGGGCTGATACAGCTTGCAATCAAGTAGGTTGCGAATAATAAATAATCACGTATAATGCGCGGCTTCGATAAATATGTTTATGAAATCGACACATGGCAAATATGTGTATTTAAAAACAGTTTTTATCGACATAGTTAGGCATAAATTAAGGCATGATTTTTTTAAGTGCTTGATTTAATACGATTTACGGGGGCGGTTCGCGCCTCCAATCCCCCTTTTCAGTACCTTTCAAATCACTTCAAAGTATTTCAATTTGTTTAACAAAGCGTTATAGTTCAAGCCTTCTAGCGTTACAGATTGCTTAACTATGTTTCACTTTGATTATTCCTGTTTCACCTATCCATTAGTCATAGCATTAGGCATAAATTTCCATGCCTAATTTAACCAACAAAAAAATAGATGGTGCAAAGCCGAAACTCAAGCCCTATAAGCTATCCGATGCACATGGCTTATATGTAGAAGTATTGCCTTCTGGTTCTAAAAGCTGGCGCTATCTATACAAGTTATTAGGCAAGCATAAGACTAAGACTTATGGGAAATATCCTGATATTGGATTAGCCGATGCAAGGCAAATGCACAATGACTTTAAAAAAGAACTAGCAACAGGCATTAAAGAAACAAAAACTTTTGATGATGTTAAAGCTGAGTTTATACCGTTTCACCTAAAAACGTTAAAGAATGCCAAGCATAAACAGCAAGTACAGTACCGACTTGATGAGTTTGTATCACCAATAATAGGGCATATGCCTATTGATAAAATCAAACGTGCCGATTTGGTAAACGTGGTTAAATTTGTACAGGCTAAAGGCATTACTGAAACCGCGCATAGAGTTGGTACGCATATCAGGCAGTTATTTGATTACGCACTTGATGAAGGGATTATCGAGGCACATTCCGCCAATAGTTTATCCAGGGTGCTAGAAACACCGAAACAAAAGCACATGAATTGCATACCTGTAAATGATGCAGGAAAGCTGTTTAAAGCGATTTCTAATTATGATGAGCCGATTACTCGCATTGGCTTACAAATCGCGGCTAATACGTTTGTACGCACGTCTGAATTAAGATATATGCAATGGGATGAGATACAGGATGGGCGGTTTTGGGTTATTCCAGAATCGCGCATGAAGATGAAGAAGCCTCATGTTGTGCCATTAACCGATCATGTATTATCGCTATTAGAACAGATTGAAGTTTATACAGGTGATTATGATTATGTGCTGGCATCACCTAAAAGGCCTAATCATCCTGTCAGTGAGAATACATTACTGTTTGCGCTGTATCGCTTAGGGTATCGCGGCTTAATGACTGTACACGGATTTAGGGCGCTGGCATCTACCGTATTAAACGAACAAAGCCCTTTTCATCATGACGTGATAGAAAGGCAACTGGCGCACAAAGAAACAGATCTTGTACGCGCTGCATATAATCGGGCGGAATATCTGGATGAACGTATTAAACTCATGGACTATTGGTCTAACTGGGTAATAAATGCTGAATTGTCCTGCGAAACCAGCGAGGATGCCCAAACTTAATATCAGGTTCAGGAATCATGCCAGACTTACGCTTACGCCAAAAAGTAGCGCGGTTGCTAATCCCTAGCTCTTTCATGAAGTCCTCTATTGTGTAGATTGTTTTCATATCATTTCACCTCTTTAAGTGCGCGGATTTTATTCACTAAGTCAGCGTCACCTGTGCAATCATTAACTAGTATTTTAATACGATCAATCAGTTCATCATAATGTGCTTGCAGTGATTCGGCTGGTGTTTCTTTAAGCAAATTAATTAACTTTTGCTCAATATCAACAGTTAATGCACGTTGTTTTATTGCTAAATGGTAGCCATTAAAAGCCTCACGCAAATTGTTGTTGCTGGCTTGGAGTTCTGCTATCCGTTTGTTGGCTTCGGTGGTTGCCGCTTGCCATGCATCTTTTGCTATAGATTTTTTGTGCTCATTTAATTCAGAATAAACTCGCAAGCCGCCTGTTACATGCTTAAATTTATTAAGATACGCCTTGAAAGCCTCATTATTCGTTGTCATCTTTATTTACTCCTTATCTGTTAAAACTTTATATAGTGCATAAACAGCAAAGCCAGCTATTACGCAAAGTATTACGGTAAATGCACCTAATGATATAGTCATAAAAATATCAAACATTGTTTATAGCCCTCAATTCGTTATCAATGGCTTTTGCTACTTGGTGCAATGATTGATGTTGCATACCAATATTTGTTATTTGCATATCAGTCAAACTTACCCATCCTTCACGCTGAAC